GAGATAGGGTCGCTTCCGTACAGGCTTTGTTATGTAATGGGAAGGGACAAGTACGTTTACAAATCTATGCCAGTTGCCGAAAGCTAATCGAATCAATGGAACTCCAGTCATATAATGAAAAAGGAGAACCAGATAAAGAGTCAGGCTATGACCACATGGCCGATAGTTTGGGCTATCTTATTTTTAGAGAGTTCAATCCATTGTTTGCAAGGGCGGGCAAATCTACAGGGATTAGAATATATTAAGATCATGGTATTATTGAGGCAAAACTGTGTATAGCTCACAAAATATTTATAACCAGTCAATAACAGTAGCTCCTACAACAGTTGTCAGTCCTAATGCGGCATATCAACGCATGGCACAGTTTTGGGATCTAATATCTGACCTCAAGGAAGGAACTTACAAGATAAGAAGTGAACATAGAAAATACTTACCACAACTTGAACGAGAGGTGGACGATTCTTATGATCGCAGACTCGCCAGAAGCACAGTAGTTCCCTATCTCCAGAGAATTGAGAAAATGCTGTCAGGTATGCTGGTCAGAAAGCCAGTAAGACTTGATGATGTATCTGATCTTGTAAGGGAACAGCTTTTTGATGTGGATTTAGAAGGTAATGACTTGAATATCTGGCTTTATCAAACAGCAAGAACAGTTATATCATTCGGGCATTGTGGTGTACTTGTAGATGCACCAAAGGAAGGCGAGAAGGCAAGACCATACTGGGTGACATATAAGCCATCAGATATTTTAGGATGGAGGACTGAGATCATAGATGGTGCAAGACAACTCACACAGGTTCGATTATTAGAAAATGTTGTTGAGCCTGATGGTAAATATGGAGAAAAGAATATTACTCAAGTTAGAGTTTTAGAGCGTGGCAGATATGAAATCCACAGAAAAGATGATAAAAAAAGTGAATTTAAATTATTTGAGGAGGGTGAAATGAGCCTCAAAGATAAAATTCCTTTTGCTGTGGCATATTCAAACAGAGTTGGTTTCTTCGAGAGCCGTAGTCCTTTGTATGACATTGCAGAACTCAATCTCAAGCATTACCAGATCCAGTCTGACTTGGACAACATATTACATATCAGTTCTGTTCCATTACTTGCAGTCTTTGGCTATCCAAATGCAGATGAGATAACAACAGGCCCTAGTGAGGCATTATCATTGCCACCTGAGTCTCGCATGGAATATATCAGTCCATCAGGAGATAGCTATGACAGTCAGTTCAAAAGGCTTGATGATATTAAAGAACAGATCAATACTTTATCTTTGGCCGCAGTTTTGGGTCAGAAGTTAGTAGGCGAAACAGCAGAGGCCAAGAGAATAGATAGATCGCAGAATGACAGCACAATGATGGTTGTTGCACAGCAAATGCAAGACTTAATTGATAACTGCCTCAAGTTTCATAGCGAATATCTAAATGAACCTAACGCTGGAAGCAGCTTCGTGAATAGAGACTTTGTTTCTACCAGATTAGAACCACAGGAGATCCAGTCACTACTTGCATTGTTTACTTCTGGCACTATCAGTCAGGAGACATTACTGAACCAGCTATCGGCTGGAGAGATTCTTGGTGATGACTTTGACGTTGAAGAGGAGATCGAAACTACACAGAATGGAGGACTGACGGAAAGAGAAGAACCAGTAGCCCCAGCACAAGAGCCAGCGGACACAGAGGACGAATGATAAATGTCCACACCAGAGGTCTTTTTTAGAGAAACTATTGATCTTAATAGGTATTCAAATTCTGTTGCTTTAAAATATGTTGTCAATTACAACGAAATCATCCTTAATGCAGCAAAACAGTTAAGGTCTATAGATCAAAGACAGGTTGCAGAAATAACAAAAGGAGGGGCAAGAATTATTGCACCGCAAACAAGAAAGAGATTAAGAGCCATAATTAAACAATCAAGTGATAGTTTAGATACTTGGTGGTTAAGGTCAGCTATAGATATGGGGACAGAAATGCAGGGGGTTGCAGAACTTCAATCTGAGTTTATTCAAAACGAACTTAAAAAAGTTACAGCCTCTGGTAATGTCCCGATTAACAGTGTTGCTATTAGCGATAAATATGCAGAATCAGTTATTATGACAGACCCATCAGAGGTAAATATATTTACTAGCAAAGCATTTACTGAGGATAATTTTAAAGAATTTGGATCTGGGAAGTTTAGACTTACAGCCCAGCAAGGAGCATCAATTACACTTCCAAATGGCAACACAGTAAGAAAAGCATTTAGGGGCATAGCAGAATCCTCAGCCCAGAGGTTAGATTTAGCAGTAAGGTCAGGAGTGTTTGCTGGTGAGACATTAGACCAGATTAGTAGGAGATTAATTGGCAAACTTGATTTTGATAAATTACAAAAGGCAAATGTTAAACAGATTGCTTTAGCTGGTGGTGAATTAACAAAACTGGCTAATCATCAGATTCAGACTATTGTTAGAACATCTGTAAATCAGGTAACTAATCAAGCATCACAGGCTGTATATGCAGCAAATAAAAAGGTATCACCTAAATATGAATATGTTGCAACACTGGACTCTCGAACAAGTGCTATTTGTCAGCGACTTGATGGACAAACATTTGACTACAATAATGGCCCGACACCACCGCAACACTTTAATTGTCGATCTACTACTGTCCCTGTTGTGGACTTTGATGGTTTACAAAAGAAATATCCTAACCTTGAAAAGCCGCCAGCAACACAGTTTGACACCAGACCATCAGCTACAGGCAGAGTTCCGCAGGGAACAACATACGGAAACTGGTTATTAAATCAAGATAGAAAGCTGCAAGTTAAGACTTTAGGAAGCGAAGGTAAAGTTAGAATATTTAAAAAATTAGCAAAAAGGGAAGGATCAGGACAGGCAGCTTTAAGAAAGATGATTCGCAATGATGGAACAGAGGTATCACTTGCAAAATTAAAACAATTATATGGAAAGCCCACTGTAGTCAAGCGTAAACCAACTGTTGCCCCACCCAAACCGAAAGCAGTGGTCGGAACTGCTGTGGCATCTGACTTTATTAAATCTAAGCCACTTAAAAAGCTTACTGAGAAAGAGTTGTTGGCTGACCTTAAAAAATTCAGAGAGCATGAAATAAAAATACAAACTTTGAGAGGCATCAAGAATCCATATACAGGGCCAATAGATTTCAAGATTCAATCTTTAGAGCAAGGTTTGAGCATAGAAAAAGTGATTACAAAAGATTCTCCTATGTACAACGATTATCTTTTCTGGAAACAGGGTTTTAATAAAAGACCGACAAGGGTTAAAAATGTTCAAGCATTAAAAGATAGAAAAGATTTAGTAAAAGGTGCTGATGGTGAAAACCTTGTTTTATATCGAGGAGTTTCAAATGATAATTGGAATGACCAGTTTAAGGGTATAGGTAAGGCTGGCGACAATTACTTTGCTGGTGAAGGTATATATGGCAACGGAACGTATGCCGCAGCTAGAAATCTTCATGGAACAAAAGCAACTTTATCAAAAAGTACAAAAAATGCCATTGAAATAGCTGAAAACTACACTCAGAGCAATAGGTTTGCAGAAGCATTAACTGTTGCTGAAAAGAAAAAAAGAATTACTGCATTTGGATTAAAAAAAGATGCAAACTTTAAAACTTGGGAGAAGGGTTCAAGTACAAAAAATTTAAAGTTTGAACACGCATTTCCAGATTCAAATTGGTACAAACAAACCTTCCAGAAATGGGAAGATGAAACTATTGCTAAAGCAAAAAAACTTACAGGGTATGACATTGAAACAGTCGGTGAAGCTTGTAGCATTTTGGGGATAGATGGATACCAAGTGCCGTTGCCTTTAGTAGAGCTTGTCAAAGAAGGTGGTCAGGAACTAATGCACTTTGATGCTGACTATTGGGTAATACTTAATAGATCAGCTATAGTGGTAAGTGATACAGTAGATATATGATTGACAATGACATTTTTTTCTCCAGAGATCTTGCAAAATTTATGACAACTTTGCATTTAAATATTAAAGAACGGAGAAAATGTATTGAAGAAGCTTCTAAAGCAAAAGATTTTAAGTCTTTTGTTAAAGATTTTAATGACGGCAAAATATCTTTTAGTGAATAGTTGCTAAATATAAAAATTAAGTGTAAATTATTAATTACATAAAACATTCGCCATGAACAACTTTTTCACAACATTTTTTAACGAAAAGAATTTAGATTTTCAATATTACACAGTTAATTCACCAAACGGAACTCCAAATATTATTCCATCTACTGTTGTTATTGATGCAATTAAAAATACAAAAGGACAAGAGGCTGCAAAAATTAAAGATATGTTGATTAAGATTGATTTCTTTAATGGCAATATTCATAATTATTTGCAACACTTAGCCCAAGCACTAACAAAAGATTTAGATATTTAATGCCACTCAAGAAAGGCAAATCACAAAAGACTATCTCTGGCAACATTCGTTTGTTAATGAAGGAAGGCAAAACATTAAAACAAGCACAGGCTATCGCATTATCAAGTGCTAAAAAACG